TAGAACTTATAAAAAACGTGGTGGAGGTTATCGTAAAACTTAATCATGCCTTTATCTAAAAAACAAAAACAACTAGACAAAACTGGTGATGGCAAAATTACCAGAAAAGATCTTATGATCCTTCGTCAATCCAAGAAAGGTAAAAAGAAAAATGGCAAAGCTTAATCTTTCACAGATGAAAAAGCTGAAGGCACATTCAGTTCATCACACACCCAAGCACATGAACCTTATGAAAAAGCTCATGCGTGAAGGTAAAACATTTAAACAGGCACATACTGCTGCACAGAAACAAGTAGGCAAATGACAAAGCGTTCTCTAACTGGTTCTGAAAAATCTATGGTTCAGATGTTTTTTAACCAAGCAAAAAGAAGAGGTGATGACAAAGAAATGAAAAGACTTAAAAAAATGTATGGTATGTTTTTGGATTTAGTCTGATGAGTCTTACTAGATGGTTTAAAGAGAAGTGGGTAGATGTCAAAACAGGTAAAGACTGTGGACGTACTAAAGGAGATGGACGGCCTTACCCAGCTTGTAGACCTTCTAAAAGAGTTAGTAGTAAAACACCAAAGACAAGAAGTGAATTAAGTAAAGCTGAAACAGCAAGGTTTAAAAAAGAAAAAACTAGCAGTAAAAGAATTACTAAAAATTTTGAAAGGAGAAAAGGACGAAAGAGTTTAAAGATTGCATAACAGTGTTATATTTTAATTAACTGCTTATCTTTCCTTTATGTCGAAGGGAGTATCAATGACCAAGAAGGATAAAGATCCCACAGGGGGTCTTACTCCTTCTGGTCGTAGAAAATACAACCG